GCGAAAACAGGATGGGCTGCGCTCACGGGGTTTGATAGTTTCCTGACACAAAAAAACTATCATTTTTAAAGGAAAATAAAATGCAATAGATTGAATATGCTTGTAAGGATGTAGTGTTCCATTTTAATAAAAAACACTTAGAAGATGAGACCGTTCCGATGTGGGTCCTTAAAACACACGGTGAAACATTTTATGTCAATCACGTTGACGCACAAATGGCTTGGAGTACCAAAGAAACTCCTGACAACAGCCATACTAAAGGTAGCCTTAAGTTCAAAGAATGTTTGTTAACAATCAATGAACAGAACGAAGCTACATTATCAACTCTTTCACTTATAGATAAGATTCGTTTACGCAACCAAAAGTTGGGTATCACTCGCATCATTTTTAACTGGGGTGGTGCTATGCACAAGGCTCTGAGTAATAACGAGTTTAAACACAGTCCATTTAAGAATGTAGAAGGAGCCTGCGGCTCATCGTTTATTATCTGCGATCTACTAAAGAAAGAAGAAGCTACCTTAGCAGGACTCAAGTATCAGGGTTGGCGCATACTCAAACCAAACGAAGCTTATTATCAAGCCTATGATAAAAAAGGTACAATTTGGGAAGATGAAGATATTGACATTTATGAAGAATGAGTGTTAAATATAAGTTATTGCTGTATGAAGCAGAGAGAAAGGTATTCTGGACGCGGGTTCGACTCCCGCCTGGTCCACCAGAGAGAGCATTAGAGAACCGTTACTAAGGGCTTCGGCCGCGGCGTAGCAGACGTCATACTAGTGTTCTCCCTAATGGGCCAGTCATGGTTTCGACAGGGTGATGAGTAACGAAGTGGACAGCTCGGGAATGTGAAACCCGTAGGGTTGGGGGAACTCGGCCGAAGAAGCAAAAAAAGTAAACGCAAACGATACACGTTTCGCATTAGCCGCTTAAGGCTTTGGGTAGCTATACCTCGAAACAGAAAATAGTAAAGGCTACTTCGGTAGCCTTTTTTCTTGACAACTGATCTAAAAGCATATATAGTTAACAATCAGTGTTAACACTGATTAAACTTCATCGTAGTGTTATTCACATTATCTACATAAAGTTAGACACACGATTACACATAAGGAGATTTTATGAAGAAGTTAGTTATTGCCGCAGTTTTGGCAACAGTAGCAGGTATGGTATCAGCAGCCGAAGTTCGTTTAGAAAGTCAGGATGCAAATGGTACTAACGGCACAGCAAGTCAACGTGTCTACGAGTTAGGCATTAAAGAATCTATTAACAACAACTTTGCAGGTGATATTGTTGTTAAAAACTATCGAACAGATGGTACAGATGCTTTAGCAACACGTTATGAAGCTGGTCTAACAGCATCCACTAGTGTTGGCCTTGTATCACCATATGCTCGTGTAGCAGTCGGCGAAAAGCAAGTTAGCGGCGCAAGTGGATTCAGCTACTATTCTGTTGAACCAGGTGTTGCTGTTAAACAAGGTGCTGTTGGTGTTAGCCTAGGCTATCGCTTCCAGGATGCGTTTAGCAACAGTCAAAACGATACAACCCGTACTTGGCGTGCCAAACTTGGTTACGATGTAACTAAGAATGACACCATTTATATTGGCTATGATCGTCAGCGTGGTGACAGTGATCAGAACATCACCAAAGTTGGTTTGATCCATCGTTTCTAATTTCAATTAGAGCCTTATTGAAAGGACCTTAGGGTCCTTTCTATTTTTCAAAACGTTATTGATTTTTCCTATTAACGTTATTAAAAAATATTGTAAAAAAACCTATTAAAATGCTAGATTAATAGGATAATTAAATGTATAATAGTTGTACAGGACAAAGGGTCCTATATAGTTTTCAACACACACAAGGAGAATGAAATGAAAACAGTTGGTGATAAAATTGAAAAGTTTGCCGTAACAGGTGTTAATCCAGGTAAGGATGATTTCTTTACTATTACAGACGAAAGCTTCGCTGGCAAGTGGAAAGTAATCGTTTACTATCCAAAGGACTTTACATTCGTATGTCCAACTGAAATCGTTGCCTATGATAAGTTGGCAGGTGATTTCAAGGATCGTGATGCTGTTCTACTAACAGGTTCAACAGACAACGAGTTCTGTAAACTTGCTTGGCAAAAAGCTCACCCCGATCTTGCTAAGATCACACACACTCAGTTTGCAGACACACAGCGTGGCGAGTTGAGCTTGATTGAACAACTAGGTGTATTCTATGCTCCAGCAGGTGCCGCACTTCGTGCAACATTCATCGTTGATCCAGACAACGTTATCCAACACGTTACTGTCAACAACTTGAACGTCGGCCGTAGCCCAGAAGAAACACTTCGTGTATTGGATGCATTGCAAACAGGTGAATTGTGCGCTTGCAACCGTACAGTTGGCGGCGAGACATTGTAATGTTAGACTGCCTAATACTAGGAGATAGTATTGCGGTGGGTACCGCCAATGTTCGTAAAGAATGTATTAGTTACAGCATTGGCGGATATAACACTTGGCAATGGAATCGTAAATTTGCGGATAAGAATCTAGCAGCAAAATCTGTTATTATCAGTCTTGGTACTAATGATCATAAAGGTGTGCATACCTTTAAAGAATTAGAATCAATGAGAGAACGAGTACAAGCAGATCGTGTATATTGGATACTTCCTCCCTGTAATAATAAATTCTGTAAACCTGATGTAAACGAGATTGTAGAAATTATTGCTCGTAATTGGGGAGATACAATTATTAAAACAGAACGATTGCAAGCTGATGCAATACATCCTAGTTGGGCAGGTTATAAAGAACTAGCGGAGAAAACAAAATGAACTTCAACGAAACAATTAAAGGCGCACTTCCAGAGTACGCTAAAGATACAAAACTAAACCTAGATGCTGTTCTACTTCGCAGTACATTAGATCCGGACATTGCAATAGGTTGTGCTGTAGCTGCATTAGCCGCAACAGGCAACGGCAAGGTTCTAAGTATTCTATTAGCAGATGCTCCAGTACACGGCGAAGCAGCAATGACAGCCGCAAGCATTATGGCACAGAACAATGTATGGTATCCATATGTTGAAATGGCAGATGATGAACAGCTAAAGGGATTGCCAGCTCAGTTACGTATGAATGCGATTGCTAGCCACGGTGGAACTACCAAGGCAAACTTTGAAGCATTTAGTTTGGCTGCTAGTATTGTGGGCAAATGCGAGTTTTGCGTAAAAGCCCATTACGATGGTTTGAAAACTATGGGTTATACTGTTGAGCAGTTGAGAGACATCGGCAGAATAGCGGCAGTAATGAATAGTGTAGCAAAGGTGCTGAATAGTTGATAAATATTTCTATGAGAGACCGATCTTATAGAAAAATATACAAACAGCACTACGGTGAAATCCCCGTTGATGCTGATGGACGATCTTTTGAAATCCATCACATCGATGGGGATCACTCTAATAATAATCCTCTAAATCTTAAAGCAGTCACTATCCAGGAACACTACGACATACACTACAGTCAAGGAGACTGGTATGCTTGTTTGTTGATTTCCGGAGCACTAGATATTACACCAGAAGAGAAGTCTAATCTATCAAGATTAGGAGCACTCAAAGCAGTTGAGAATGGAACCCATAACTTTCTTGGTGGCAAGATACAAAAGCAAGCACAAGACAGATTAGTCGAAGCAGGCAATCATCACTGGCAAGATAGTGAAAAGGCAAGTAAAAGAAACTTAAAGCGAATAGCCGAAGGCAACCATACATTTTTGGATAAAGATTGGGCCCGTAAAAAAGAGTTAGAAAAAGTCAAGAACGGAACACATCCGTTTTTGGGCGGAGCAGTTTCTCGCCAAACTAATGAGAAACGAGTAGCGGAAGGAACCCATAACTTTTTGGGCGGCAAATCTGTAAAGAATCAACTGGCTAACGGAACACATCCAAGCCAAATCAAAAAAGTCTGCCCGCATTGTAGCAAAACGGTTAGTTCCGGAATGTTTAATCGTTGGCACGGCGATAACTGTAAGAACAAGGAATAAATACTACATTATGAAAACACTTAGAGATTACATTAACTTAATAGAAACCGCCCAGCAAGGTGTGGCGGAAGGCTCTTTAGAAGAATACGGCGATACTAACAAAGGTCAAAAACAGTTGGCAAAGGTTCATAAACGAGCAGTAGATAGAGTGACTTCTAAGCAAGCAGACACTGATCCTAAGTATGCTAAGAAAAATCAAGATACTGCTAATGCCTCGTGGGAAAGATTGAAAGATAAAGATTAACCTGCGTAAAAGCACACTACGACACACTCAAGAAGGAAGGCTACACTGTAGAACAGCTTCGTGACATTGGACGTATTGCCGCAGTAATGAACTCGGTTGCCAAAGTTTTAAACAGTTAAAATTTTACTGTAATAAAAAAGCCCCTTCCGGGGCTTTTTTATGATTTGAACAAATACTTTTTGTGCAAATGTAATCTAGCCTTGTTATACTGAACAGCAGTGATAACAAATGCAGCCAACCAAGGTAAAGGTTTAGCCACAATAGGTTCTAACCCTGCCCACCAGCTAGCCATCAATGGTTCTTTCATTAGCATTAGCATTGCCACAGCAAACAATACAAACGAACCTGCAAATACTGTGTCGGGCCAACGTTGTAGTATCTTGCTGACCATAGTAGCACCAAACAGGATAATTGGCACACTGATCAACAATCCAGCGGCGACTAAAACAAAACTACCATTAGCGGCTGCGGCAATGCCTAAGGCATTATCTATGCCCATAACAGCATCAGCGACTACGATAGTACCAATTGCACCCCAGAAGGTGTCCTTGGCTTCGATGTTGTGTTCGTCGTGATTGAACACCAACTTCCAACCAATCCATATCAGTGCGGCAGCACCAATAGCACGTAAGCCTGGGATCATCAGCAAGTAGGTTAATGCCGCCACTGATACAAAACGTATAGCAATAGCACCAAAAGTACCCCAGAAGATTGCCTTCTTGCGTAAGTGGTCTGGTAATTTGTTAGCCGCCATCCCAATAACAAGAGCGTTATCACCGGCTAATACAATGTCTATCAAAATGATAGCGAGAAATGCCCATAGGGCTTGTAATGTAAATAATTCCATTTTACAACTCCTTAAAAGAGTATGTTATGGAAATACAATAAGAGAAGATGTTTAGATCCATAATATACTCGATATTATGGTCTTGTCCGAGACCCATTCTCTCTATGCACCGGGTTGTAAAACCGAAATGACGATGTATAGAACTCTTAAAAAGAGCGGACTACTCCCCACACACGTATTTATGCAATATCATTTTAATGATTTTACGTATGGTTTTTGTGGTGTTTTTGTCTTATACTAACGATACATACTAATGCAGTATGTTTTTATAAAGGAGAAACATTATGTGGACTAAACCAGAAGCAGTTGAAATGCGCTACGGTTTTGAAGTTACAATGTATGTAATGAACCGTTAATTTAATACAAGCCCACTCTTTAGTGGGCTTTTTAATGTTTTCCTGGAATAAATACAAAGATAAAGGGAGTTTATAATGCCAGGAAGTGTTCTAGGATCGTCGGATTTAACGACTAATGTTCCACAAGCCATATATTACTGCGACAACAACGTTGCTACTATTGTTTCTGTAAACATCTGTAACAGAGGCGATGTTGATGTAACTGTTAAAATTGCTGTATGCGCAGATCAATACAGCCCAACAGACGCAGAATGGGTACTTTACAATTTCACAATTAGCCCAACTAGCTCTGTCGAAAAACGATATCAAGTGTCTCCTGGAAAATTCCTTGTTGTAGTATCAGATAATAACTCAGTTTCTGCGGTTGCCTGGGGAGTTACTCAAGGCGATCAAATAACTACCAGCCCTATTGCATTAAACCTATGGCCAACTGATACCTATACTTTTTCAACAGGAAGAACCTACAATTATACATTACCAATTGGCGGAACTGGAACTAAAAACGTTTCTATCATCTCAGGATCTATGCCAACTGGTCTTAGTTTAAGTTCTACTGGTGTGGTAACCGGAACAATGGCTGGTACAGGATACACTCCTGGTATTGCCGATGCTAATAACACATTAACAATTAATGCAACAGACAGCAATTTTGGGTCTTCAACTAGAACAATTTATATTAAGAAACGCTGGGCCGACGGTTCGACAGCAGCTCGTGCGGCAGTTAGTGCAGAACATATTAGAACATTAACAGGAACATCAACAAATGGAAACTATTGGATTGATATCGGAAACGGCCCATTCCAAACATACTGTTTGATGAGCCTTGGTGGTTATATGCTAGCAGGCAAGATTAGTTCAAACGTTGACGGAACATCTTGGGATTATTTTGGACCATATTGGTCAGGAACAAAAGAAGTTGGCAGTACTACAGACCTTTCAGATACTGATGCAGTAAATCAATTATACTGGAGCCACTTAACAACTCAAGGTTTCTTATTTGGAATGGGAACTCCAACTAATTATGTTTCTGTTGCACTAACAGCTAGAACAGCAAAAACATTATTCACAGGCACTGAAGTTAATTTAGATTCAGTTCTTTCAAGAACAACTATGCTTAATTGGATAATTAATACCGGAGGTGTGCCTTCAACCACTTGGGACAATCAGCCAAACTCAAATAGAATAAGAATTAATTCTAGAGATACTTTCAGCGGTGTTGGTATGCGTTTTGGTATTACAATGAATAATGAAGCAGACGATGCCTCAAACGATTCCGCAATTGGTTTTGGTGTGTATACAAATAACTACGCAAACCCAACTACCCAAGATAGAAACATCAAGTCTGGTGGTTTTGGATGGAACCCAACTGGTAGATATCCTAGACAGGGTTTTATCTTTGTTAGATAATTAAACAGCCCACTTCGGTGGGCTTTTTCTTGACTTAATTATCTAGTCCTGTATAATTACTGTTATGAATATATTAGTAACAGGCGGCCTCGGCCTCATCGGGCATAACGTAGTAAAACGATTGCAATCACAAGGGCATATTGTTTCTATTGTAGATAATAAAACAACCTATGGCATCATTCCGCAAGAACAATTAGATCATCTAATTGACAAACGATCTAACGATTTAGATCTAAGCGGACTATACATTAAAGATATTTCCAATCTAAACGAAATGGATTATGTTTTTAATATTGAGCAACCAGAGATTGTTATTCACCTTGCTAGTTTTCCTAGACAAAAGGTAGTAAACGCTAATCCTTCTCAAGGTAGTCGTGTAATGAGCGAAGGATTAATTAATTTGCTTGAAATGGCAAATAGATATGAAACAAGAAAGTTTGTATATACTAGTTCGTCTATGGTATACGGCGACTTCAAAGATGATGTAAAGGAAGATTATGACTGTAAACCACAAGGACAATATGGAATCCTCAAACTTGCCGGCGAGTGGCTTATCAAAGATTATGCTCGTCGTACTAATATTGCTTATACTATTATACGCCCCTCTGCTGTATATGGTCCACTCGACGTGGAAGACCGCGTCATCAGCAAATTTATCCTCAACGCTATGCGTGGCCATCCTCTTAAAGTTAACGGAGCCGGAGAAACCCTGGACTTCACCTTCGTTGACGATGCCGCCGACGGAATTGTTGCCGCTGCCCTCTCAGACAATACCGACAACAAAACCTACAATATAACAAAGTCACACAGTCATAGTTTACTCGACGCCGCAAATCTAGCTGTAAAAGTAGCAGGCAAAGGAGAAATCATTGTAGGCGAAAAAGATGCAGATTTCCCTAGTCGTGGAGCACTAAACATTGACGCTGCTCGTAGAGATTTTGGATTTGATCCGAAAGTATCTGTAGAAGAAGGATTTCAAATCTACTACGATTGGTTAAAAAACGATCCTTATTTTGGATCTTGACAATCACTAACAATGAAGTTATACTATTCTTATAGTAAATTTGTAGGAGAACGATTTTGAGTATGCACTTGGAAGGTCCGTGGCTGTCAACCACAGGCAAGAAAAAAGGTAAAAAGAAATTTGCTTCGGCTGAACACGCAAGAAAGGCTAGAGAGTTGGACGAATCCTGGAAAGCCCTGCAGAAAAAATGGGCTATTGATGCTGATAATAAAAAACGTGATCGAGGTCTATCCGCTCCTGTAATGAATCCAGTAGTGAATAAACCATTCATTCGAGATACAGGTCCAAAAATTCCTAGTTTAGATCCTACTAATATGGCGCCTTGTCTGAAAGCGCCAGATAAGGTTTATACAGGTACTGCTATCAAAGGTATTGGTACTATGCATAAATCTAATGCTGTCCCCATTTTTTCAGACGAAGAAGCAGTTGATATATCAAGGATGCGCCGATGACCGTACAAAGAATTTACGAATCAAAAATTTACAGAGAAGTTTTTGACTCACTATCTACATCTGAAAGACAGGATGCAGATTGGGGTTGGGATCGAAAAAATACAAAACGCTGGCCGCTTGAAGCTCAGGCTAGAATGGACAATTGGCTGACTGTAAGTGGTAGATTAAAATTCCTAAGGCAAAATTTGTCTAGGGCTTCAAATAGAGGAGAACATTCTCAAGAGATTAAGATTACTTTAGATGAAGTATATAAAGTGGGTGAATCTCAAAATTGGAAATGTGCCTTCACTGGAGTTGATCTAGAATTTGTTAGAGGCGGGACAAATTGGGGAGGCAAATGGTGTAATCCAAATAGCTGTACCATAGATAGGATTGATAGTTCAAAAGGTTATATTAAAGGTAATATACAACTCGTTACGTGGAAGGTTAATTGCATTAAGAGAGATCTTTCAGACGAGGAATTTGTTGGAATTTGCAAACAAGTTGCTAAAAATTGTCAAAAATAACCTGTTTTGTTACCGATATCCAAAAAATGAACTATATATTATACGTTTCGCAAAGAAACTAAGATAGTAGAACCGAAGTATGTCACAAGCTGAAAAGGTTCCGCGAGTCTTGGCCAAATGAGAAACCCGTGAGATTCGGGCGGTCAAGGCTCCAAAGGCACATAGGTTATGAGACTATGCGTCCAATGGAGACAACTACACGTATGTCAGGGTTCTTTTATTGAGCCTCGTGAAGTTAACTCCCTTAATGTAATGTTGTAGTAATACAACACCAAGTGAAAGGAGGACTTATGGAAAAGTCATTTAGATTAGTATCCCTATTTCTAGGGTTTTTAGTAGTATTTCTTTTGGTTCAAAATATTACACAAAAGAAATTCACTATGCTTAGAGAAGCTCAGGCTTACTCGTCACAAGACGTAATGTCTATCAAAGTTCGTGAACAACAATTACAATGTTTAGCCCAAAACATTTATCGTGAAGCAGGTTATGAGCCCTTCGAAGGTAAAGTTGCGGTTGCGCAGGTTACAATGAATAGAGTAGCCAAGGGAACATTCGGTAACGATGTCTGCGGAGTTGTTTATCAAAAAAATGTAATTATGGAAAAAGTTGTATGCCAATTCTCATGGGCCTGCGACTCAGCCGCAAAAACAAAACCGATGAACAAAGAAGCCTATGCAGAAAGTTATGCTGTAGCTAAAAAGGTTCTTTTAGAAAATTTTAGATTAGATGTAATGAAAGATGCTCTTTATTATCACGCTGCCTACGTTAATCCAAAATGGCCGCTTGAAAAGATCGGGCAAATTGGACAACACATTTTTTATCGTGGAAAGAAAGAGAAAGGTGAAAGTATATGATCACGCTACCGGAGTTTAACCTTGAAAAATTTAAAACCTCTATTAATGAAAAAATCTCAAACGTATCAGCAGAGACTTTTGGTTGGTTGGCTATTGTCCTTCTACACTCTGCTACAATACCTAGCCTGTTAGCAGTTATGGCTGGCCTTACTGATCGTATGCCAGCTGTAGATTTAATATTGCTAGTATGGAGCGGACTTAGCCTTTTGTTTATTAAGGCCGCTGTCCAAAAAGATATGCTCAATCTAGTAACTATTGGAGTAGGATTCATTGCCCAGGCTGTTATGATGGCATTGATTTTCTTTAAGTAAATTGGTAAACAACCTATTGACACCGCCCAAGGGCGGTGTTATACTTTGTATTGTCGTAAATCACTCACAGAGAGGCACATATGAAAAAGGCAGTTTTAGCAGGCATTTTGGCAGCGTCCGTTCTTGCAACAGGTTGCTCGTCGATGAAAGAAGTTGAGGAACGTAAGACTTACGCTCAACCTAGTTGGTATATTGATTGCGCTCAAGCTGGCACAGAAGGCTGGTTTTGGTTCGCTAAGGATTATGCGTATGCTTGTGGTGCAGGCGAATCGCTTCACGCTCAAGCCGCAGAAGAACAAATGTATGCAATCGCTATGAATAACTTTGCCAAACGTATTAACAGCGAAGTTAACAGCGAAACTAAGATTGAATTTGTTAATGACAAAAAATCTACTTACACAAAGATTTCCTATGTTGTTAAAGATACAACTATTCGCGAGCATCTAAATCGCGAAGTTGGACATTTCACTATGCAAGGTCGTCACTATACTTTTGTTAAATTGAAAATGCCTAAGGCTGTATTTGATCAGCTGATTGCCGAAGCCAAAGAACAAAAGACAGCGAGTCGATAATGCATCCCTACACAGTAAAAAATTACTTGTGGGCTATTATTATTGCTTTGTTCGTGTTGATAACATTGTTATCAGGTTGTTCGTCGGCACCTAGAGTTCAGGCACAGAAACCACAGTATTGCTATACTAGTCAGACCATTCAGACTAAGAATGGAGAGAAGGTTGATAGTCGTACTACCGTAGAGTGTACCGACGATCAAATAAAAAGAGTTACTATCGCTCGAGCAGGAATTGGTAGTAACTGTGGTTATTTTTATGGATGGATGAAAAAAGGAGGACAGGATGTTCAATACCGTGCGCTCAGTTGTCAGTTGCCTGATGGTAGTTGGGAAGTTGTTGATACTCACGGCCAGTAATCCTGTCTACGCCAACGAAATTGAAAATCCTAGATTTTTTAATTATAGGTCTGGCGAATGGACCAACAGGTTAGTGGATCTATCATTTGGTTGGTTTAAAACTCTTGACGATGAACAAAAACTAGCATATAATCAAGCTATCACACACGCAGTTTTATTTTCAAATGATGGAGAAATTGTTCGCTGGTATAAGAAAAATGCCAGCGGTATGGCCGTATCTTCAGCAACTTGGCCTAGTGGTGCAGGTTATTGTAGAAGAGTTTATATTCAAGCCATTGCATACAACGTCGAAAAGACTATGAAAGCTACTGCCTGTTTAAACGAAGCAGATAATAGATGGACTTGGCACAACTAAATATTTTTCTATGAGAATACACACCAGCGATAAAGTTATGGCCTTTTTGGCCCTTTTCAGCGGATTATCATTATCCGCTGTTGCCATTTATTATTCTGTTGCAGGCCTAGTAGCTATCTTCGCTGCCGCAGTTATCCCCATTATTGTTATGGGTGTTGCTCTTGAAATCAGCAAACTTGTTGCTACAGTTTGGTTAAAATTAAATTGGAAACGAGCACCATTTTTTATTAAAACATACTTGATGATTGCCATTACAATTTTAATGGTAATTACCTCGATGGGTATCTTTGGATTCCTATCAAAAGCACACAGTGACCAAAGTCTAGTAAGTGGGGATGTTCTAAGTAAGATTTCTATCTACGATGAAAAAATTAAAGTAGCAAAGGACAATATAGATGCAAATCGCAAAGCACTCAAACAAATGGATGAGGCTGTGGACCAAGTTATGGGTCGAAGTCAAGATGAAAAAGGTGCGGACAAGGCAGTTGCGCTACGTAGAGGACAGGCCAAGGAACGCACTCGATTACTTTCTGAGATTGCAGCCGAACAGAAAACAATTGCTAAACTTAGTGAAGAACGGGCACCCATCGCCGCTGAAGTACGTAAGGTGGAAGCAGAGGTTGGTCCGATAAAATACATTGCCGCATTAATCTACGGTGATAATCCCGATAATAATTTACTAGAACGTGCTGTTCGTTGGGTTATCATTATTATTGTCGGTGTATTTGATCCTCTAGCAGTTATTCTTTTATTATCAAGTCAATATAGTTTCCAATGGTTTCGTGACGAAAAAGATAAAGAATTAGAAACCACGGAGAGTGACATCCCCGAAAAGGAATCTAATGTAGTTAGCACAGATACTATTGCAGAACAAGAGCCAGTTCGAAAAGATCCTCACCCTGTAGGATGGGCGTTTCCAAAACACGCAAACATACAAGATTATAGAGTTGAAGATGAAGAACCTAAATTCAACGAAATTAAACCACTAGATCAGTGGAATGAAATGATTGCTGAAGCTGAAGCCGCTGCCGAAAAAGAAGATGAACTAGAAGAAGAAGAAATTTTAAATAGTGTTCAAGCTATAGAAAAAGCAGCTATGACAGCTTGGAAGAAAGATAATCCAGATAGTAGTCTAAAAATTCAACGTAGATTGTTTGAACGAGGTCTTATCAGCAAACTTCCTTGGGAAGACTATATTGCAGATGCTCAAGAAGCACAAAAATGGGCTGAAGAAAATCCAGAAACTGTTGAAGCTATTGCTGCTGAAGAATGGGCAAAAGAAAAGATCCTTACCGCAGGAATAGATGAGCGTCCAGGCGATTATATAAATCCTGTAACATATATGGAAAATGTCGACGGACATCAAGTAACTAAAACAATCGAAGGCTATCAACAAAATGCCGAACAAGGCGCAGGAACAATTTGGCAACGTATTCAAGATGCTAAAAAATGAGTGATAGAATTTTAATTGTTACACCTCCAGACGATATACTATTACAAGGTATCCGTATCTTACACGTAGAACTATCAGATGAACAAAGTTCAATAGTTTCTACAGCATTATTAGAATCTAAACTTCCACACACGCTTATTAACTATGTTTGGAAAATGGGTAATCGTGTAGATTGGTTATTAGACAAAATACCAAAATGCGACATTATATTGTTTAATGCAGAAGTTCCTCCTAACGGTACAGATATTATTATAGGATGGACTGCGGCCCAACCTCAATCTTATTATTTTGGTAATCTAAAAGATTTACATTTAGCTAACGATCGTGCTATATATAGTGTTGAAGATATTTCAACTTTACTGGAGAGAATCTCAAAAAATTATGAATAAATTTAATAGAATTGCATCGGGTACCGGAGTAGTATTAAAAGAAAATGAAAACATTAATTCTGCTCTTAGACGTTTTAAAAAGAAAGTAGAAGAAGCAGGAACACTTGATGTTCTTCGCAAAAAAGAATTCTACGAAAAACCAACAACAGAACGCAAACGTAAAAAAGGTGCTGCCAAAGCCCGCTGGGCCAAGAAACTTCGCGAACAACAACTCCCACCTAAATTATTCTAAGAAAGGCCTTATATGCGTATCGAAGATGAAGTTAAGCTCGACTTCAAAGATGTATTGATTCGCCCAAAAAGATCTACATTATCAAGTCGAAAATCTGTCGACTTATCTCGTAGTTACAAATTCAAACATAGTAAATTTGAATGGACTGGTGTTCCAATTATGGCCAGTAATATGGACGGTGTTGGGACATTACAAATGGCCCACGCTCTATGTCAACATAGGATGTTTACTTGTCTTGTAAAAAATATTGATACTTTATATTTTCAAACAACACTAGAAGACATTGGCGGAAATTATTTCGCTGTTAGCACAGGAACCAGCGACCAAGATTTTCAACGCCTTAGTAATATTATCCGAGAGTACCCAGAAATACATTTTATCTGTATTGATGTGGCTAATGGATATCAAGAAAGATTTGGAGATTATGTTTCTAGAGTTCGTGAAACATTCCCTCAATCAACTATTATTGCTGGTAACGTTGTTACCGCAGATATGACACAGGAGTTAATTTTACGTGGTGCGGATATTGTTAAAGTGGGCATTGGCCCTGGTAGCGTTTGTACTACTCGTATTCAAACTGGTGTGGGCTACCCACAACTTAGTGCTATCATTGAATGCGCCGATGCCGCTCACGGTCTTGGCGGACATATTATTGCTGACGGCGGATGTGTTTGCCCTGGCGATGTTGCTAAGGCTTTCGGGGCTGGTGCGGACTTTGTAATGCTAGGAGGTATGCTGGCAGGTCACAACGAGGGTGGCGGTGAAGTCAAAGATGGCAAAGTCACATTCTATGGTATGAGTTCAGATACCGCTATGGAAAAGCACCACGGAGGTGTAGCGGAATATCGTAGCAGTGAAGGACGTACTGTTACAATTCCATACAAAGGTGCTGTGGAAAATACAGTTTTAGATCTATTAGGTGGTATTCGTAGTACCTGTACATACGTAGGCGCACCTAGTCTAAAACAATTATCCAAATGTACAACATTTATTAGGGTTAATAGACAAATTAATGATGTATTTGTAAAATAATACTTGACTTATATAATGAAAGAAAGTATAATAGTATTATGAATACAGATATTATGATTGATTTGGAGACGCTTGACGTCCTCCCTAGTGCAACTATCTTAACTATTGGTGCTGTTAAGTTTGATCCGTTCGGAGACGAACTTAGCGAGCCTACAATGGAAAAATTCTACGTTCGCGTAGATGTTGATAGTTGCGATCGTATAGGTTGCACAGTTAGTCAGGCCACTCTAGATTGGTGGGCAAGCCAATCTAAGGCCGCACAAGACGAAGCATTTGATCCCGAAAATAGAATTAATATTCACGATGCAATGAATCAATTGTATAAATTTTGTTGGGGTGCTAAACGCATTTGGAGTCACGGTGCTGGCTTTGATGTTATTATTATGGAACATATTTTCCGTAAAATTGGCAAGGCTATTCCTTGGCAATTCTGGGAAGTCCGTGATACTCGCACCCTATTCGATATTGGTATTAACCCTAACCGTCCCCCTGTATTAAAGCATCACGCTTTAGAAGATGCTTGGAATCAAGCAGTAGGCGTACAAAACGTATACAAAGCTCTACGCACAGCATCTAGTTTAGACGGAAAACTTTTTAGCCCTTTGGCTAATCAAAGATAAATAAATTTGTAGCAAGTACCACAGGGCTTGTTACAGAGCATAGTGCTCAATTAGATCTTACTTTATAAGGAGATATGTATGTCTAAGATCATCGGTATTGACCTCGGCACCACCAATTCTTGCGTGGCTGTTATCGAGAACGGAACTTCCAAAGTTATTGAAAATTCAGAAGGTGCTCGCACTACTCCTAGTATTGTTGCCTATACACCCGACGAAATTATTGTTGGCGCTTCAGCAAAGCGTCAAGCAGTTACAAACCCAAAAAATACAGTTTATGCAGCCAAGCGTTTAATTGGACGTAAGTTCAAAGAACAGGCTGTACAAAAAGATCTTGACCTAATGCCATACGAAATCTACGAAGCCAAAAACGGTGATGCGTGGGTTAAGGCACAAGGCAAAGAATTAGCACCTCCACAAATTTCAGCAGAAGTACTTCGTAAGATGAAGAAAACTGCCGAAGATTATTTAGGCGAGCCTGTTACACAAGCAGTTATCACAGTTCCTGCTTATTTCAATGACAGTCAGCGTCAGGCAACAAAAGATGCTGGTGCTATTGCAGGTTTAGAAGTACTGCGTATCATTAACGAACCAACAGCGGCTGCACTAGCATATGGTGTAGACAAACAAGACAAGAAAGATCGCAAGATCGCAGTCTACGACCTAGGTGGTGGTACATTTGACGTAAGTATTATCGAAATTGCAGATGTTGACGGTGACAAACAAATTGAAGTGTTGTCCACCAACGGCGACACCTTCTTGGGTGGTGAAGACTTTGACCAACGTATTATGGATTACTTGGTTGATGAATTTAAGAAAGAACAAGGTGTTGATCTAAAGAAAGATATGCTTGCTCTACAACGTCTAAAAGAATCTGCTGAAAAAGCAAAGATTGAACTGTCTAGCTCTGCTAGCACAGATGTTAACTTGCCTTACATTACAGCAGATGCTAATGGTCCTAAGCATATGAACATTAAAATTACTCGTGCTAAACTAGAAGCACTTGTAGAAGATTTGATTAATCGTTCATTAGCACCGTGCCGTACTGCTATGCAAGATGCAGGTGTAAGTGCCTCAGATATTGAGGAAGTTATCTTAGTCGGTGGTCAGACACGTATGCCTAAGGTTCAAGAAGAAGTAGAAAAGTTATTTGGCAAAGCACCACGTAAAGATGTTAACCCAGACGAAGCAGTTGCTGTCGGTGCTGCTATTCAAGGCGCTGTTCTTGGTGGCGATCGTAAAGACGTTCTATTGCTAGACGTTACTCCTCTGTCACTTGGTATTGAAACAATGGGCGGTGTGTTTACCAAGATTATTCAAAAGAACACCACAATTCCAACTAAGGGACAACAAGTATTTTCTACAGCTGAAGATAATCAGCCTGCAGTAGATATCAAAGTTTTCCAAGGTGAACGTGAACTAGTACAATATAATAAATTGCTAGGTGAATTCAAACTTGACGGCATTGCTCCTGCACGTAGAGGACAACCACAAATTGAAGTTACCTTTGACATCGATGCCAACGGCATTATGCACATCAGTGCCAAAGATAAGAACACTGGTAAAGAAAACAAAATTACAATTAAATCTAATTCTGGTTTAAGTGAATCTGAGATTCAACAAATGATCAAAGATGCAGAGCTTAATGCAGAAGCAGATAAGAAAGCACGTGAACTCATCGATACTCGTAACTCAGCCGAAGCACAAGTACACGAAGTTAAGAAAGATCTTGAAGAGTTCCGCAGTGAATTGACAGACACAGAGATTTCAGATATTGAAAAAGCACTTGCTGATATTGAAACCGCTACAAAAGGCGACAGCGTAGAAGATATTAAATCTGCACTGGAAAAAATTGTACCGTCGATGTCAGTATTGCTACAGAAACGTCAGGCTAAGGACCAAGCTCAAGCTCAACCTCAGTCTGCAGAAGATGATGTAGTTGATGCTACCTTCACAGAGAAGAAAGCCGACTAATCATAACCAGGGGTACTTTCGAGGCCCCTAATTGTTCTTACTTTATAAGGAGACTATTATGAACAATCAATTAGCTAGATTAGATGCTCTAAACAGAGCACTTGTAGGTTTCGACACTATGTTCGATCAAATGGAACGCCGTTTTGCTAACAGCGTGTCTAATAACTATCCTCCACACAACATTTTGAAGTTGGAAGAAAATGAATATGCTATTCAATTAGCAGTTACTGGTTTTAGCAAGGCAGAAATTTCTGTTACTGTTGAAAACAATGTCCTAGTGGTCAAGGGCGAAAGTATGACTACAGATTATGCTCCTGAGCAATATCTACATCGTGGACTAGCAACTCGTGATTTTGTTAAAGAGTTCCCTCTTGCAGAACATATTGAAGTTGTTGGTGCAGAAACAGAAAATGGTATGCTGACTATTAAGTTAGTTCGCAATGTTCCTGAATCTGCAAAGCCAAAAGTCATTGACATCGTTGATGTAAAGTAATATAATAAAAGGGCGGGGTAACTCGCCCTTTGTTAAATAACGTATAAGAGAAGTAGGAGTTATAATGTCAACAGAAACCGTAGTAGAAGAAAAAGTCGTTGTATCATTGCAACCACCAAAATTGTGGAAGGTTGTGTTTTTAAATGATGATCAGACTCCTATGGAATTAGTGATAGATTTGTTAACTGGCATTTTTAAACACACTGAATCAAAAGCCAAAGATATCACTTTAGAAATCCACGAATCAGGGAGCGGAATTGCGGGGATTTATCCTTTTGAAATTGCCGAACAAAAGGGTATTGAAGCAACAGGCATTGCCCGTCAAAACGGATCACCTTTACGCATAACAGTGGAACAAGAATGAGTCTAAGAGAGATTACAAAAGATCTGCATCACGAAGCAGAAACAACAACGTTTGCTAAGATGTTACTTAGCGGAAAAATTGAAAAAGAAGATTATAGAAACTATCTATATAATTTGTTAGCAGTCTATGATCCTATCGAATGGTATTGTAAGCGTCAAGGGTTTCTTGACACAATGCCAGATTTACCTCGTCTACGTGCTATTCACGCAGACTTTCAAGAATTAGATGACGGTACATATTGTTATCTAACACCTGCTACTCTAGAGTATCAGGCATATCTACATAAACTAGGCAATGACCCAGAACGTAAACATTTGGTTAAAGCGCATCTATACTGCCGCCATATGGGCGACCTATTCGGCGGTCAAATCATTAAAAAACAAGTAGCACATATCAGCAGTGGCAAGTTTTACGACTTTGATAATGCTGATGATATGAAGGGTGCTATTCGTGCAACATTAACTGACGACCTTGGAGATGAAGCTCGTGTAGCATTTGAATTTGCTATTAAAATGATGCGAGATCTTTATCGTGGACAGTAAAGTTTGGAATACTTTAATTGAAGTCCAAAATCTCCTTGAACAAAAGTTTGATGAGACCGGTACTGAAATATTTGAGGCCGGAATGGATCGTTTTAATCAGCCTGGGTGGGTTAATCGCGTTTGGAGGTCCGATTCTTATCGTCGTGCTCATATTGACGTCGTAGATGCTCGAGAAACCAAAGGACTATGGATGATGCATTGTTGCATTTTCCCCCATATTCATAACTCTGCTCCTATATTTGGTTTTGATGTAATAGCAGGAAAAAACAAGATCACAGGCTGTTTCATAGACTATAGCCCAACTACAGACAAACAGCATCCTATGATAGATTATTTTGCTGAAGAAGTTACTAGATACGAGTGGATCCGCAAACGTGAATTACCCGACTGGGCACAGCGTATTTTTAGCTCTAGTATGGTAGCTGCGGGCAATGTCAAAGACGAATCAGAATTGTCACAGATTACTAGTCTAGCACATATACTGGTTAATCATTACTTAGAAACCGTAGGTGAAACTAATAATACTACCGCAGATGCAACTTTTGAACAGAATTACTATGCTCAAAATCAAAAACAAAACCCTCATACACCGCGTGTAATGGTTAGTTTAGGGCTTTCGGAAGAAGATGTTAGGGTGTTTATACAAGAATGCCTGTTCCCCGAAATCCGCTAAATATTATACTATGCGTTTTTTCGAAATAATTACTGAACAAGAACCTGTAAAAAAAGTGGCTACCGATGCTCCGGTCGCCGCCACCAAAGATCAAAACCCTGTAGACGCCCCTCCGCAGCAATTAAAGAAAGCTAGACCTGGAGCAAAAGGAACAGGACCTTTTGAATTTGACGGTGTAAAATATGCCAACAAAGCAGAACAACAACCAGTAGTTGAGAAAATAAAAAATATTCTTATAAAAGAATTTCCTGCTGTTAATGTTCGTAATGATGTCGAAGATCTAAACGCCGGAAAGAAAATTCCTAGTATCCGTATTTTAAACGCATTGCCTAGAGAACGTGTATTAGACATTTTATCTAAAAACGGATTAACTCTAACAAATACAAAAACTCCAATCCAGATAGTTTCTGGCACATATCAAAATTTCATTTATACGTTTAAACAAGGTGAAATTGTCTTTACAGTTGTTATTGCAGGTAAAGGAGGACAGGAGGGCGCCGAAGGTAAATGTCAGGTAGGTATTCAAATGTTACGTCCTGAGAAATTTGGTCTTAAAGGAGTTGACTTAACTAAAACACAAATGGTAGCAATGGTTAAGAAAAATATACCTAATGTTGTTAAGTCAGATCCACAACTACAACAAGCATTGTCTCAATTACTTGATGTAGCTATGAAACAGCGTACTAGTGTGGATCCTGAGTTAATGTCTCACATTGGACCTTGTTTAAATTTGATTAGTCAAGATTTTGGTGAAGTTCTAACACCTATAGTTTTAGCAGATAGTGACAATGATATAATTTCTTTCTCAGCCACTTCTAACAAACCATTAATTGACGTTGAAGTTAAAGGAACTCCAGTTGCTGTTAAAAGTTTAGGCGGCAGTGGAAATAGTTTTTCAGCAATTCGAGATATGATTGACGATTATGAAAAGTCGATGCAAGCAGAAGATCCAGAATGGCAGGCTGGTAAGCATTTTGAAATTCTAAAAGATTTTATCAGCAAAGATGGAAAAACCAATGATAAATTAATTCGTGCTGCTCAAAAGTCTCAAGTTCCTGAAGCGGTCAAACTTAATGAAATACTCGGAACAACTCCAATGTCGTATGCTGATATGGAGGCTGCTGTCACAGCACTAGTGAAAAAATTAAGTGCTACTCCAGACGGACAGAAAAATTTATATTCGTTATATTTAAAAACCATTATGCCAGCGGCTGTTGCTGCCGGTAGAAAAAGAGGAAAGAAAGATACATTAGTTCCTGTTGGTCTTCCGGGCGATTATAAAAATTATGTAAAAGATACCGATGTTGGTGAAGAACCAAAACAGAGTACAAAGTCTGCAGGTAAAAAGAAATTTGATGCAAATTTTGTAAGAGCTGCTAGTCGCCAATTAACATATATGTTAGGTATGGGTTTTAGAAATGCTGTTGTTGAAGGCGAAGATTCTCAAGAAATGGAAAAAACTATTACCAACGTGATGACAAGAAAAAATGCCATTGCTGCAAAAATTTCAATTGCCAGCGACGGATCGATTAATGTTATCAAGACTCCATTTAAAGATTTAAAATTTGGTTACCAATATCACGCAGGAACTGATACTGTTGATCAAAACGCTCCTGGATTTCACATTCAGTTCACTTGACACCTTAATTTAATTCTGCTATAATAGTAGTATGACTACTACACTTATTCAAGGCGACTGTTTAGAAGTTGCAGATCAAATCAAAGATGACTCTGTTGATTTTCTTTTAACGGATCCACCTTACAATATCTCAGAAGGTGCTGCAAATCCTGTATGGAAAGATCCAGAAACAGGAGAAGATAAAAACACTATTCATAATCAAAAGTTTGATGATGCATTTGATCAAAACTGGGATTCTGTCAGTCACGAAGAGTTTCTCAATCAACTAAGAAGTTGGTCTAAGATGTGGTTCAAAAAAATGCGTAAAGGTGCTGCCTTTGCAGTATTCATTTCTGATCAGTATGTTTCATATCTGTGGAAGATTATGGAAGAAGAAGGATTTGAACCTAAGCGTGTATGGAACTGGAAAAAGCCTGCCGCAGTTCCTTTCAATCGTAAAGTAAATCCTGTAAGTGGATGCGAATATATTCTTTGGGGCATCAAACCAGGTGGAAAAAGAACATTTAATTCTGACACTGATCTTTACAGTATTGTTGATAGATATGCCGTTGCTGATAAAGTAAGTAGTATTATATACAAACATACAAAAGACGGATTTGGAACTCAATCAATTGATTCTATCTTCGCCGCCGCAAAAGCAGAAGCAGAAGAAATGATCAAAAATCGCAAAGTAGAAAACAATAAGTCTTGTGCTGTCATTCCAAACACTATCACATACAGTGGCGGACTTGGCAAAGATAAAATTCATCCTACACAAAAGCCTACAGAAATTTTAGAATATTTTATCGAACTTTGTACAAATCCAGGTGACACAGTTCTTGATACGTTTGCCGGTAGTGGTTCAACAGGTAAAGCTGCCGAGGCAACCGGTAGAAATTGTATTCTTATTGAACGTGATAAAAAGATGTTTGATAAAATGAGTGATCGTTTTAAAGAAAATATTATCTTTACTCAATTGTTTGAATAATAACATAGTTTAATCTAGAACAAATTCGCTCTAAATACTATACGGTATTCCGGGAGCGAATTGATGAAAAAAATAATAATAGCAACAATTCTGGTGCCTTCTCTTGCCTATTCGGCAGAAATGACACACCAGTTTAATAGTCCAGCATTTAATGGTTCTGGTTATAGTTCTCACGTTCTAACAATAAAACAGTTAGAAGATCAAGCCAAAGAAAAGAACAGAGCAGCGGCAGAAGCTCTTGAAGCTAAGGCTAAAGCAGAAGCTCAAAACACTCCAACTGCACGTTTTCTTGCTAACGTAGAAAGTCGTATCTTTTCACAGTTAGCTAAACAAATGACTGACAGTTTATTCGGCGAAGGCGCAAGCTGCTCCGGTGGTTCAGCATCTAGTCCTTGCGGTACTATTAGTAACGTAGGCGGCGAAAATGGCAGCACTATTAGCTGGTGGGTAACAACCAATAGCAGTGGTGTAAATCTTATTAACATTAGCGTAACTGGTCCTCAGGGTAGTACCAGTATGGTCATTCCAGCTAATACATTTTTCTTCTAAGGAGCAAATAAATGAAAAAAACAATTTTATCCTTAGCAGTAGCAAGTTTGGTATTAACTGGTTGTGCAACAAGTTCAGCAATCAAAGAAAAGATCACAGGCGAACAGTTTGAAGCACCTGTAGTTGAACAAAGTAAATTTTTCGACAAACAAGAAAATAAACTTTTACCACCTAGCAGTGGTCCTATTCCTGTAGCAGTCTACAGTTTTAGAGATCTAACAGGTCAGCGTAAGAGTGTTCCAAATATTGCTAGTTTAAGTTCGGCAGTAACCCAAGGTGGTGATGCATACTTAATCAAAGCATTACAAGACGTAGGCGATCAAAGATGGTTCACAGTCCTAGAGCGAGTAGGATTAGAGAATCTAATTAAAGAACGTCAAATGATTCGACAGATGAGAGAGCAGTATCAAGGTAAAGATGCCAAAGCATTACCGCCAATGATGTTTGCTGGCATTATCATCGAAGGTGCTATCGTTGGTTATGATTCAAACACATTAACTGGCGGTAGTGGTGTGCGTTTGCTTGGTATTGGTGCAACAACACAATATCAATCAGACACAGTAACAGTAACGTTGAGAACAGTTAGCGTGGCAACAGGCGAAGTTTTAACAACGACTACAGTTACCAAGACGGTACTGAGCTATATGGACAAGTTCGGAGTATTGAAATTTGTTTCATCTGGTGAACAGGCGATTGAGGCTGAGACAGGCGGAAGCATTAACGAAAGCATCAACAAGGCTACAAACCTAGCAATCCAAGCCGCGGTAGTGGGAACCATCCGCGAAGGAGTGCGTAAAGGTCACTGGAGCTACAAAGAGGTAGTCCAACCAAAAATTGAACCACCGAAAGAAGTAGAAGCAACAAAGTAATAATCATACAAAAACGGTGCATAAAAACATAACAGAGCACCAGGGAGCAGATAATGATTAAAAGAAATACAGGCGCTGGTGGGTTGTCGAGAAAATTACTCACTATTCTAGTAACGGCTGCAATGCCATTATCGGGTGTCGCTGTAGCTCAGTCTTCGGCAACAGGTCCAAACAAAGTTTATATCGAGCAGGTAGGAAATAGCAATACTATTACCATTCAGCAAGTAGGCGGAACTAATAGTGTTGGCGGTATTTTAACAGATACATTGAGCGTTGATAATACCGGTCTTACAACTCTAACTCCTACAGCAGCTAGCGATACAAACTATGGTTACATTAACGGTAGTACAAACACAGTTGCTATAACGCAAACAGGTAACGCTAACTCTAGTCAGTATAGTATTAGAGGAAATCTTAATTCGTATACTAGCACAGTATTAGGAAACAGCAATAAGACCAAGTTAAACATTGGTACTAGTTCTAGTGCTACTAATCTAAGAAATACAGTTACAGAAACAATAACAGGTGATACTAACATTATTATTCAAGATATTATTGGTAATGATATTTCTAGCACAACAACTATTTCTGGTAATTCAAACGAAGTAACCAAAGAGTTAAAAACTACTAACGGTGACAGCATTTTATCTATTACAGGGAATAATAACATAGTTAATTCTCAACAAATCGATGCAGGTGGCGCAAATGGCCACTATGTAAAAAATGTTATTGTTGGTAGTTACAATAGTATTACTACTCAACAACAAGGAACTAACGACACCACGATCGATTTAAAAACAACCGGTGATCATAACACTATTACAGTACGAACAAGTAGTTCAGCTATTGTTTCACCAGTTACAGCAATCGCGAGGTAAGTCGTGCGTAAGATACTAGGCCTTTTATGCTTGTTGGCAGCAACCAGCACAATGGCTGGTATCGGCGTGGTTGCCGATAACAAAGGTACCGCGTGTGAAATACAACGTAATAAGAACAAACTACCGGGACAGAAAGGTTCAGAAATTGAAAGTATGGATACTTATGTCACCGGTGCGTGTTCTAGCAATATTACATTCAAAGATGATACAAAATTAAAGGTCACAGAAAATAGTCGATTAGTCATTGACGACTTTGTCTATGATCCTAAAAAATCTGATGCTGGTAAACTTGCTGTTAAAGTAGGTATGGGCACAGTACGTTACGCTAGCGGTCAAATAGCAAAGAATAACCCACAACAGGTAGCTATAAACACACCTACAGCAACAGTAGCAGTACGTGGTACTGACTTTACTATGACAGTGGACGAAGCAGGACAATCATTAGTTGTTTTAGTTCCTAGTTGTAAAGATGAGAAAGATGTAAAAACCTATGAGCTTGAAGAGCAACGCTGTCGAGTAGGTAAAATCGAAGTTAGCACACAAGCAGGTACAGTAATATTAGATAAAGCATTTGAAGGCACGTATGTAACCAGCATAACAGCAGTACCTACACCACCTGTGGTAATGAACATTATCGAAGGTAAAATTAATAACAATTTAATTTTGTCTCAGCCAAAAGAAGTCGCTGAAGCGATTAAAGAACATAAAAAAACAAAACAGGATAAAGAATTTGAAGAACTAGAAGCAGAAGCACAAAGACAAATGATGCAAAGAATTGAGCGTGCTAGAGAAGAGTTAAACAAAGCTGAAGTATTACCATTTACGTATGCATCTGGTGAAAAAGGATGCAATCCAAGCACACAGGTTTGTGTGGCCTGGGAAAAGAATGATTCTACAGATATGCAGAGCAAAGGCAAAGGCATTGCCTACAGAACTAACGAAGATCACTATGCAGAAGTAAAAACACAAGGTTATAGTTCAAACACTACAGTAGCTATTATTCATAATGATGCATATGCTTCAACAATCATTGGAGATGGATCGCCTGGTGGAAACGTTGTTATTATTAAACAAAATACAGGTGTGTTAAGACGATGAAACGTATACTACAATTTTTACTTGGTTTAACAATTTGTCTGAGTGCAAATGCACAAACGGGTTATAACGCAATTGCCACAGCCTATGTTACCACTACTATTAGTCAATATGTTGTATTCGATAGCACAATGCAACAAGGTGGAACATATACCATGAGTGTATTGGCGCATAACGGAGGTGGACGTGCTGGACAAAGCGATACTGCTAACGTAAAAATAGAATTCTACACAGCAGGTGGAGCATTAGTAACCAGTGCCAACTCATCGTATAGTGCTAACTTACCAAACCCTAATGCAGTTTGTGGAAATCCTTGTATTGACACCAGTGTTCCTTGGTCAACATTAACTATCAGTGCAAACCTAAGTGCTGCGCAGGCTGCTACAGTTGCCTATGCTAGAGTTAGTATGTATGGTATTGACGGCAGTTATTGGGCAGGTGACTACGGTCCTTGGTATCGTGCTCCAACGTTCCAACACAATGGCGGCGGCAATAGATTGTATAACCCAGAATTTGGTCCTTACAATAACATAACAGCACAAGGTTGGACAAGTAATCCAGGTTTCGGTGCTTGTCAGGGAGCCTGGGGCGGATCAAATGCCTGTATTGTTAACAGTGACGGTATTCCTGGATCTAGCACAGTTGGACTAGTTGCTAACGCTAACGGCGGCGGTCCAAGCGCAACAGGTGGTACAACAAGTGGTACAGCAGGCGGATATAATAATACTATGACTGTGACCAATGCTGGCACAGGAGCAACGGCCGGTAGCCCTCCTCCACCGCCATCCCCAGTTCCTACCGCAATTTACAATCAAGGTATATCAACAGGAACTTATATTATCAATCATTATCCAACAAGTAATAACAGTCCTGCGGGGGAAGGTGCTGCAAATGCATTTGATAATAATCCTAATACCAAATATCTAAATTTTGATAAACAAAATGCAGGTGTTACAGTTAAATTAAATGCAGGTCGGGTGGTAAATGCGTTTACCATTACAACTGCCAACGATTTTAGTGGTCGTGATCCAACTAGTTATAAACTATACGGAAGTAATGATGGTTCAACTTGGACATTAATTCAACAAGGTAATTTAGACTTAAGTGAAAATCGATTTGCAGTTAGTTCTGAAATTACTGTAACTAACACTAACGCCTATGTGTATTATTATATTTTCTTTCCAACAACTAAAGCAGGAGAAGGATGTGGGTTAGATTGTGACTCAATGCAGATTGCAGAAATTACCTTTTACTATGATGCTAACAATACAACAACATCGACTTCTACAGGTACTGCGGTTAGTAACCCCGGAAGCCTATGTTGTGGAGGTACAGCAGCACCATTCAACGCTAATACTTCTTTCAATGCAAGGGTGCAGACTTTTCTAAATAGAACAACAGCAGACAGCCAGGTTTATATAGAACAGATTGGGAATTCAAATACAATAACTGTACAACAAACAGGTACCAAAAATAATTATGTAGATTATTTTGGAAACGGCAGTTTCAACAACGTAACTATAACTCAAAGTGGTAATGCTTCAACTGTTGTTAATTATATCGAAGCTAATATTGGAACATCGTTATCTGCATCAAATTCAAATACAGTTAATTTAACACAGACTAGTACAGGCGGCGGTAAAGGAATGTTGATAAATGTTGCAGGATCAAATAATAGTCTAATAGTTCAACAAAAAGATTCGGGCAGTCACTATGCCGAGATTACACTAGAAGGCGGCAATAAAACTGTAAATATACTACAGCAGGGATCAGCAAATCATATGGCCAATGTAGGCCTATATGGAACCCCAACAAGTTTAACATTAACTCAAAGCGGTTCTACACAGCAATATTATACCATTACACATACCTGTGCTACAGCAGGTGGTTGCTCTGCTATTACTGTAAATCAAGGACAATAATGACACAAGCAGACGAAGATTTTCTTCGTCTTCTCCATAAGCAAATGGCTGAACATCGTAAAGATCAAGGTCTTACGACTATACGTGCTTTGGAAAGACGTAAAAACGAACAACAACAAAAACCTAACAAGAAACCTACACCCAAAAACAGATAAATATTGAATGCTTAAAAAACTATCAATATTATCGCTAGTTTTATTAATATCAGGTTGTGTGGGAATCCGTTTCTGTAACAAAGACGAATCACCTAGAACTGGCTGCAAGCCTTGGGATCCTGCAACAATATCAGGAGCAACAGCTAGATGAAAAAAATATTAACCAGTCCTTGGACAGCCTTACTGACATTGGCACTTATTATAAGTATAAGAATTGCCGATCCTGTCTTTGTAGAAAGCATAAGACTACGCTACTTTGACACACTAATTACAGCCAAAGAGCCTACAGTTAACAACATTGTAACAGTAAATATCGACGAAGAAGCACTAGGCAAATACGGGCAGTGGCCTTTACCAAGAGCCAAGTATGCAGAAATCATTCGAGATTTATACCAAAGAGGCGCAGGTGTTGTTGTACTCAACGTGCTTATGCCGGAACCGGATCGTACCGGCGGTGATGGTGCGCTAGGGCAAGCTCTAAAGCAATATCCTGTAATCTTAGGATCAGCACCTGCACAACAGACTAAGAACACTCCTAGGGTATCTGGAGCAGCAGTTCTTAATCCTGAATGGCTAGATCAAATTGTACAATATCCCGGCCTTATTGCCAATGTACCTATACTAGAACAAAATGCCGCAGGTGTAGGCATTACAAACACACTACCGGAAGTTGACGGTGTTAATCGTCGTATGCCACTAATTGTTACAGTAGATGGCAAACTATATCCAAGTCTAAGTTTAGAAACTCTACGTGTTGCTGCCAACGACAATACCTTCCAGGTTAAGTTGTTTGAAGGTGGTGTTGAGAAAATGCGTATTCCACAGTTCGGTCCTATTAGCACAGATCCATTGGGTCGTGTATGGATTGACTGGAGTCAAGAAGGTCGTAGCTTTAGTCTAACCAACCTTCCAAAAGATCTACACGGTGCTATTGTTATTGTAGGACCAACAGCCGCAGGTATCGGCAATCCATTGCCCACAGCCAAAGGTGCAGTATGGCCACACGAAGTACAGGCAGCAGTTATTGGTACTATGGTCAACGGTGTTGTTATTCAACGTCCTGATTATGCAGACGGAGTTGAAATTATATCGTTAGCAGTTGCTGGTATTTTATTATTATTTTTAACAAGGTATGTTTATGTCGGTCTGGCTACAACGATTGTGTTGGCTGTTGGCGGCGTTATTGCTAGTCGCTACGCTTTCTCTGACTTTCTATTCTTATTTGACGCTACTACGTTTACCGCTGGAACAATACTGGTCGCTTTGCACGCCTACGGTGTTAAGTTCGTCTCAGAATTCTTACAAAAGCAAGCCATAAAGAAACAGTTTGCTGGCTATTGCAGTAAAGAAGTTGTAGAGATGCTACAAAAAGATCCGGACTTAATCAAACGTGGTGTACGTAAAGACGTATCAGTTATGTTCAGCGACCTACGTGGCTTTACTCCAATTGGTGAACACTATGGTGATGACGTTGCCGGACTTGGCAAATATATGAACGGCTATATGGATGCTATCAGTCGTCCTATTATGGACAACAAAGGTATGGTTATTAAGTACGTAGGTGACGCAAGTATGCACATACACGGAGCACCTATTGAAGATCCTAATCACGCTCGTACTATTGTTGCTGTTGGTTTACAAATGTTAGATGCAGTTGACGAATATACCAAAATTATGGAAGCACAAGGCTTACCTCCTGCCGCAATGGGTTGGGGCTGTAATACTGGTATCGGATTTATCGGTGAAATGGGTTCAACTGACAGACACAGTTACGACATTTTAGGTGATATGGTTTCAACAGCCGCACGACTAGAAGCACGTTGTAAAGCCTACGGTGTGTTGGCCATTATTGGCGCAGAAACATACAACCGTACTAAAGACGACTTCTTCTACTTGTATTTGGATAACCTGCAACCAAAAGGTAAAACTGTAGCAGATGCTATCTACACAGCATTGCGTATTAAAGGCAATGAAAACGAATACCAAAAGGCACGTGACACACACAATAAGATGCACGAATTATATAAACTCAAAAAGTTTGATGCGGCTGCTATCTTATGCGGAGAAATGAAAGGATCGTTTGACGGTCAAATGGACAAGTACTATAAGATGTGGATTGAACGTTGTGAGTTTATGAAACAACAAGACTTGGGCGATGATTGGAACGGCGAGTTTATCGCACATGAAAAATAACTTTACAGAATTATTAGCAGAGTGTACAATAGATCTATGGGTAAAATCATTTCTTTATTGGTATTACTTGCCGTATTATATAGCGGGCAATCAAACGCCGCCGGTACCAAACCTGTGCTTATCACCGCTTCGTCGTGGTTAGTAGCAGACGGTAACGGTAATATCATTGATAGTAAAAATTCTACAGAACAAAGAAGCATAGCAAGCATTACAAAATTAATGACTGCTATGGTTGTTCTTGATGCGTGGCAGGATCTTCAAGAAGTAATAAACGGTTCAACCCGTTCCGAATTGTTACAATTAATGTTAATTAAATCAGACAATAGGGCTGCCGAAGTTCTTTGCGAAAATTATCCCGGGGGTCGTAGTTCTTGTATAACTGCTATGAATGCCAAAGCACGTACTATGGGATTATCAGAAACACATTATGCAGATGCCAGTGGATTAAACATAATGAATGTTAGCACAGCTGAAGAGCTGGTTAAAATTGTTATAGAAGCTAGTAAGTATAATGAAATTACCAAAGCATCTAATATGGGGGAAGGTAAAGTAGAAAAGGTCAGCAAGAAAAAGAAACGTTTTTTTGTTTACCACAATACCAATCCGTTAGTTGCTACTAAAAATTTTATTGTAAGCAAAACAGGCTATATTCGTGCAAGCGGTGGCTGTATTGTTATGATGTTAGATACAGAAATAGGACGCCGTATTGTCGTCCTATTGAATAGTAAGAACACGCATACACGTATTCCCGAAGCGTACCAATTGGCTATAAGCCGTTAACTTTTAGGTTTATCTTCTTGTTTTGGTGCAGGAGCCTTTCCGGTCGAATCAAATCCTTTGCTAAAACTTTTATATTTGTGTAGAAGTTCGTCTAGATCTTTCTTTTCTTGAGCGTTAGCCGCTGCCTCAATTTCTTGACGATATTCTAATACCATTGCAAGTTTAGTGTTTAGTCTAATCATATCGTTGTCCAACATACGAATACGATCAACAAGTTTAATTAATGTTGTGTTTGCTTCGCTAAGAACAGGTTTAATTTCTTGTGTGGCCCATTGCCAAATGTAGTACACAAAATATCCTAATCCCAACGCTGCAATGATAGGAAAACCATACTGGTTAATTGCATCTACTAAATCATTTGTTCCCATATTATCATCCTATTAAAGGTCTAAAACAATTCACTACAGGTTTCCAGGCTGCTTCATAACCAAATAAAAAACCTATAGCAAAACCAATTGCTGCGCCAATCAAACTAAATTTTAATAGGTCGCTGTCGCGCCATATTGCTTCATTCTTTATCATTTTTTATTGCTCCGTCTACAATAAACTTTTCAATGTCTGTTACTTTTCTTAGGTATTGTCGGCCGTTGATGTTGATCAACTTAAAATAATCTCCGCCCTTCCAACCCAACTTGTCAGAATTAAATTCTTCATCTAATATAATTCCATTTGGGCTGCAATCCCAATTGTAGTCTATGTATAACATCAGTCTCTCCTTGCGTCTTCTTTTCCTTCATTAGCAGCAAGTCTATCTACGTTTGGTCGCACTCCGATTACATAGCTCAAAAGAGCATCAATTTTAACCAAATCATTATTCATAGTTTGGACGCGATTATCTAGGGCGCCAATGATATTCTTTAGTCCATTAACACTTCCGTTTACACCTTGCAGGATAAACTTAACGGTTAAGAATACAAAATAACCAGCCGCACAGGCTGCTGCAATTGGGAATCCAACTTGACCTACTAGTTTTAAAAATTCCATTTTTCGCTCCCGGGATTTTATATACGTATTTAACTCATTGACAAGATCTTTAACTGGTGCTATAATATACACATATTTCAGAAAGCGAGCTATTATGCGTATCCAAATTGTATCCGATTTACATCTAGAATTTTCAGACATCAATATCCAAAATATTGAGAATGCCGACGTTCTAGTGCTTTCTGGTGACATTATGGTTGCTTCAAAGGTATTGAAGCCTGAAAGCGAATACGGTATTCGTTTCCGCAACTTCTTGAAGCGTGTGAGCTTTCAGTTCCCTCACGTTATCTACATTATGGGCAATCACGAGTTTTACAGCGATGGTCGTTGGTTTGATTCTATTGACTGGATGCGTCAGGCCTGCGGGGTTCACGATAACGTGTACCTGTTAGAGCGTGACACAAAGATCATTGACGATGTTGTATTTGTCGGTGGTACGCTGTGGACCGATATGAACAAGTTTGATCCATTAACTCTTCACGCTGTTCGTGATATGATGATGGATTATCGCGCTATCAATCACGACAAAGCAGGGTTCCGCAAACTTAAACCTGCGGATACCTGCGAACGTCATCGTTTGACACTTGACTACATCAAACTGATCGCAGATGAACACAAGGATAAAAAGGTTGTTGTGTGTACGCACCATAGCCCATCATTCCAAAGTGTTCACGAGCAATACAAGAGCGAATACTTGATGAATGGTGCATATCATTCTAGTCTAGAAGATGTGATGTTAGATCGTCCTCAGATTAAACTGTGGACACACGGTCATACTCATCATCCTTTTGACTATATGATTGGAGAAACTCGTGTTGTTTGTAACCCACGTGGCTACGAACAAGAGTTTGGTTACAGTGAGGACACAGGCTGGGACTGTGAGAAAGTAGTTGAAGTATGAAAATTACAGATTACAGCAAAAACAAGATCTTAGAATCTATGGCTCATTGGGAAGTTCCTAAAGACTTTGCTGATTCTATGTTTAATTACCTTGTCTATGGTTTTGGTCCTGGTGGCTGCTTTACCTCTGTGTTGGCAAATGACTTCTACGGTGCTATCCAACGAAGTCATCCTGCCAACACTATTCAATCATTCAAAGCACTGACTGGTTGGATTCATAGTTCAGTGCCTCGGGAAGCCTGGGGCAACTATGATGCTGTCAGCAACTGGACTCATATGACCAGCGAACAACGAAGGGCTATCCTAGAAAGAGACAGGCTCATTTATACTGAACAAGACGAAATAATGATGAGTTTGAAAGGTAGAAAAACACACGAACCCATTTTGTGGGAGCAGTAATGAAAAAAATCTTTTACGAAAAGAAAGGACGTAGATATGTTCCGGTTGCAGAATATGATTCAGACTATTTGGATAGCTTCCCAAAGGGTAATCATTTGGTTATGTGCTATCCCGGAGGTAGTAGTCGTCGCTTCAATATCGATCCTGCTCTTGCTCCGATGATAGCCGCTGGCCGTGTGGCCGAAGATTCTATAGCTGAGGTTATTCGTAAAGCTGGTGAAATTAGACCTACAAAAAGTCCTCTTAACCTAGAGCAGAGAACAGCCTACGAAAAGTTAATGGATACGTTGCCTGACAACGAACGTTACTATATGACTTACGGATGTGCAAGAGATGCCGCAGAAGCAGGTGTTAAAGCAATGATGACTGAAGCGGACAAACTTATGAGTCACGAAAGTGTTCGTAAGGCCTACGATCATTTTATGTTGATGTGCAAACTAGTTAAGGAAAAAGAAAATGACTAGCTATAATTATAGCCCGGTACATCCTGTTGATGGTACCATTAGTATCAGCGACGAGTATGCGCAAAGGCAAAATAGTCTTACTATGGTCGCTGGCGGAACTGAAATGCTGCGTGTGGCACAAGATGGTTTTTATGTTCGAGGAGAACGTGTGCCTGCAGATGCCAAAGAAGCGGAAACTGTATATAATGCGTTCAAACAGTTTTTGGTTTGGGCAGAATTGAATAGGAGATGATATGATTAGACTAGTTTTGGTATTTGCATTTTTGGCAGCAGTTATCCATTTTGTCATCACAACTTGGAGATCAATGACAGGAAAACAACGTTGGTCGTTGACAAAGACGCTAGGTTATAGTATAATTGTTTCACTGCTAGCGATAGTGGTGATGATGTTCATCGTGGTTTTATTTTAAGGATTGGCAATGGCATTAGAAGTTTTAGGTCGTCTTGCGTATATTGCGCTGGGCTTTGTTTTGGCAGTTTATCTTTTTTCAATTGGAGTAATGTAATGAAACGTATCGCAACACTTGGTATTTTGGCCGCGGCAGTTCTTGCTACTGGCTGTACTCGTATTGAGACTGGCGAAGTAGGTCTTCGTGTAGGTTTTGATAAACAGGTTAAAACTGACGAATTGCTACCCGGTTCCTTTAACCAAACAATTATTGGTGATGTTCTTACATTCCCAGTTAAAGATGTCAACGTCAAACTTGACGATATGACTCCTATTGCCAAAGATAACAGCACAATGAAAGATTTTGATGCTATCATTATCTATAACTTGAATCAAAGTCAAGTGGCTGAGTTGTATAACAGCAAGTCTAAGGCTTTCCACGTTAAACACGATGGCGACACTTACCTAATGTTTAACTACATTTACAATGCTACTCGAAATGCTATCTACAAAGAAGCACGTAAGTATGAAGCGTTGGATATGGCAGACAATCGCCAACAAATGGAAGTGGCCATTAAAGAGCAGGTCCAAAAAACTCTTGCAGATGAAAAGTTGGATGGTGCTATTACTGTTAGCCAGGTGCTGATTCGTAACGTAGTTCCAGCGGACTCTGTTGTAGAATCAGCTAACGCTCTTGTTCGTGCTAAGAATGAATACAAGCAGAAAGAAGTTGAAGTGGCCACTGCTAAGAAAGAAGCAGAACGTATGAGTGCTCTTTCAAATCAAGGCGCACAATCGATTGCTTATATGAACGCACAGGCCGCACTTAATATCTCCGAAGGTATTAAGAATGGTCGAGTCCAGACCATTGTTGTGCCAAGTAATATGACTGGTCTGATGATCAGCAAGTAATGAAGTTGTTTGGTCGTTCTAGCGGATATTACCTGTTCTGGACTAGCTTTGTCTATTTCTGGACAGGTATATATCTTGCTTTTACAAATGTAGCGCATACAGAATATGCATCACTAGGATTTGTACTGGCTCTTAGTGTCCCGCTTTGGTGCCCGCCAGTAGCACGATATTTCAATATGGAGCCTCTTATGTTTAACCTATTTGGTAGAAAGAACAAAGAAGAAACTAATGTAGTAGACTTCCCTGCACCTAAGCTAGTGGAACCTCCAAAACCTGTGCCTAAAGAAGAAAAGCCTGCACACACTTTTTATCGTCTAGGCTTAACCGATAATAATCGTGTTAGTTTCCAAATGGGCTACAGTGAAATCACAATGAATGCATCTGGTTGTCAACAAATGATTGACCAACTTGAATTTTTCAAAAGTCAGTTGTATGACGATGGTCCCGGCAGCGGCCCGGATGGCGACGGCGGAGAACCAGTTCCAGTTCCTGAACAAAAGGCAGCTTAATATGAGCTCAGTTCTTACCACCTTAGAAGAATTGTTTGATAACTGGAGAGAAGAAGAGTCTAAGAGTAAACTTCACGGACTACAACCTACTGTTATTGAATATCCAACAATTAATCGTAACGACTGGGAAGCTGTTAGTGTCATTGCCCCGGATGAAAAACAAGGACCTTGGATTGCGGGCGGTGCTCCTCTACGTTGGTATCAAGGACAGCCCGTGGGCGAAAGTGACATTGATGTATTCTGTGCCAATGCCAAACAGGCTGCAGATGTCATTGATCGTGTTAAGGCATACGGTCGCCACTACGAAAAGTTTAAAAGCGAAAACGCTGTAACCTTAGATTACAACAACAAAGACAATTATTCACAAAAGTGGACTATCCAGATTATCACTCGTAGATACTTTTCAACGATGCAGGAAGTCCTTGATAACTTTGACATTACTGTTTGCCAAATTGGTACAGACGGCAACAGTTGGCACTTAGGAAAACATACAGCTCGAGATATTCGTGAACGAAATCTGCGTATGAACATTCCTCTTCAGCCAGATGCTCTAAAGCGTCTTGTCAAATATTGGACCTATGGTTATCGTCCAGTAGACGGTCTACTGGACATTATTCAAAATAACCCAAATGCAAAATGGACATTTAATGCAGAAACAGAGGACTATCAAAATGCGTTCTGAACAAGCGTGGAGTTTGCTAGACCCTCGTCCTGTGTTGTTATATCTTAGCAACCTTGACGAATATATTGTTTATTGGAATGGTGTAGTTATGCCGCATAAAATGGCTCTGTGTATGAGTATGGAGCATTTTGGTATTTGGGCAACTCCTGAAATGAAAACAGCAATGGAAAAAGATTACGAGCGCATCTACTATGCGGGCGGTTTCCAAACTCGTGCTTGGGATCGTAAGGTAGCAGGATCTCCGCTATACCCGTATCTCAAGCGTATTATGCAGGATCACCTTAAAAAAGTCATCACTGAAAAAGGCACAGAAGCCAAGGACGTACTCGCTTGGTTCGATTATAAGAAAGCAAGAAAGGAACAATAAAATGGATATGGATAATGCAGCAACCTGGTTCGCTGGAATGATTTTGATCACTTTGGGAATTATTGTTATTGTAGCTGGTGCTACTTTCATCAATAATATTTTACACAAATATTGGAAACCTGTTACAATATTCAGCCAAGATAGTTGGACTCTTTTTGGATCAGCAGCCACAGATAGATACATCGAAAATCATCCCGAAGTTATTGCCGCTAGAAAACAAGAACAGGAAAAAATTCCTCCAACATTGGATGATGTAGTCGAAGGAACCCAAAATGGGAAATCTAAGTGACTATTTTGCCAAAGATGCCTACAAGCCAAAATACTTTCTAGGCGATCGTGTTTTTGGACGCTGGAATAAAATTCCATTTATTGGAACAGTAGGCAACGATCGTAACAAAGTGGGCAGTGAAGAACCAGAAGTTACCGTACTTTTGGACCTTCCTATTCTCTTGACAGGACAGACACATTCTGTTATAATAGTTAAACACAAAGACATAAAGCCCTTGAAGGAGTTTTGATGCATTGGATTATTGTTATAATTTTAGCATTTGTAAGCCTACCTTGGGCTTTGGCCTTGACTGCTGTGTTTTTATACCTAGAAAGTAAACGATGAAAGTTAATTCTGCTACAGATAGAGCTATTGAGCTTGCTGCCGAAGTTGCACGTATTCGTAAGCATCAAGAATATCTCGATTCTTTAGTAGAACAACGTAAACTTGAACAAAGACGTATAGAACGAATTCGATCAACCGACCCTACTAAAGGTCAAACTGTGGATGTATATGTATGATTACTCTTAAAGAATGGATGGAAATTGCCGATTATCGTATCACTGAAGGTAGCGATTACTGTTGGGATTGTTTTGGTCCTAATGCCTACTCTCTAGATTCTTGGAACGGTGATCAAAATGGTCATAGTTTTACTGTTATCTTTGATACCAAAACTCAGGTAGTCTACGAAGTACAGGCACACGACTATGTTCATCAACGTGCTTATCGTCTGGTTAATCCAGAATATAAAGAAGCATTTAAAAATGAAGGTCAAGAGCGCGATGTTAGAATAGACGAAGCTTGGGACGATGTTAACTATGTTGATCTAGACGTAGATGACGACTTCATTCAAAAGTGTTTGGCTATTCGCGAAGGCGAAGACTACGACACTCGTGTTCAAATTGAAGTTAACTTTTCAGATGAAGAACTGTTAAAGTATATGAAGTTTGCACACGAACGCGATATGACTTTTAACCAGCTTGTAGAAGAAGCTATCAAAGCTGCTATCGATCAAGCAGAACTATTGAAAGATTGGAAATGACAGACGCACAAAAGTTTTTAAATGATTTAAAGACTGGTATTCGTTATGTTGTAATCAATACCTGCTACGGTGGATTTGGTTTGAGTGATCGTGGAATCAAAGAATACATCAATTTAGCAGGTATAACTGAAACTGATTTCCACCATCGCGAAATTCCTCGCGATGATCCCTATCTAGTCAAAGTGGTTAAAGAGCTAGGTATGGCAGCAAACGGTCCTCACGCTAATCTTAAGATCGTAGAAATTCCAGGTGATGTGGAGTGGCACGTTGCTGAATACGATGGTAACGAATGGGTAGCTGAGGATCACAGAACGTGGGATTGATAGCAGTAAAAGGCGGATGGGTTAAAATGCGCAAGACTGTGGTTCACCATTGGAGATTTGAGGACGGCAAAACTTGTCCTAATCCGGGCAGTAAGTGGGCAATGGATCCACCTCCACGTGGTTGGTATTGCTGGACATATCCTGCCGACGATCGCGAGTTTGAAGACTGGATGTCTAAGAACTGTCCAACTACTGATATTACACATCGATTCAATTCTGGCGATCCTATGTATACGGTCTATATCAAAGAAGATAAAGAAGCAACTCTATTTCAGTTGAGGTGGATGTGAAGGTGGCTAGTGTGAACGAGATCTTGGCAACAAGAGCTCGTGCCTCCTTCAGTCACCGTATTAATTTTGAAACCATAGGTTATCTAAATGTTGATGAAATGAAATGGTGGTGCGAAGAAAAGTGCGAAGGTCTTTGGAGATCTGAAACATATCACGCACTATATTTTCAATTCGAACTAGAACGCGATGCTATGATGTTTATGCTACGTTGGGGTACAGCAGAAGGTAATAAGTTAAAATGAGTCGTAAAGAATTTGCACACGATGCCAGCGGTTATGTTCTAATGGGCGACGATCGTGATATTGCTGTTCCTTATTCCAAACGCCAAGCAGTCTATGATTGGTGCGGTGCAAATAAGATTACTGTTGAGTATCAGGGCACATTAGGTGGCACAGATGTTTGGCGTGTTAGAGATGAGCAACAACGTGCTTGGTTTACATTGAGGTGGTCGTGATTGTGTCTAGTGTTAAACTTTATCATCCAAAAGAAAAAAACAAATGGATTGATGAAAGTCCTATAAATGGTTGGTTAGTAGGTAATGTTGGAAAGTATGCACGGTTTAGAGATTGCGTAGATGAAGATCGTCCCTGGTCTGTAGATCATGAACATGATTATCTTGTGTATCATTTTGCCCGTGAGAAAGATGCGTTAATGTTTGCACTAAGGTGGAGTAAATGAGAGTTCTAAACAAATCTATTTGGCCGCATCAGACTCGTGTCAACGGCAACTCTGATGACATTTTTCGTTGGTGTCAACAAAAATTGTATCACGGCGGATACTATGAGCCAAACTGGTACTATAATATAGAAACCAGCACTTGGTGTTTCAAAGACGAAAAAGAATTTACAATGTTTTGTCTACGGTGGGCATCATGAGATTTTGGGATATGGCCAAATACGAAATTAAAAAATTAATTAAAATTCGAGGTAAGCATTATAACCATTATATGCCCTGCGGTCTAAATATCCAAGAGAGACTATGGTGGTGGCTTGTGCCTGGACCTTGTATCAAAGTTCGTTGGCCTAAGGGTAAAATCGCAGTAGATCATAATGATCCTCGTTGGGTAGATTTAGGTGGTGCTGTTTGGGTGGAGTTTGAGAGTGCCGATCCCAACGACTTTTATCGTCCGTGGATGGAACAGAATGTGGGCCGTCAGAAGTGGGATTGGGATTGGGGCTTCGTAGGTAACGACGCTAGTGATAACTGTCTTACTATAAAGATTAGACAGAAGCATGAAAAGTATGCTACAATAATGTTGATGATGTGGTCATAAAATGATGCAGCCTTGGCAAATGGAGTTACTAGAAAAAATGTACAAATACAAAGGACGAGGAATGACACAGATCACAGGTCGTAATACTGGCAAGAGCAACTTTTCTGCTCAGGCTTTAAACAGACTGTGGGAAGACATTGCCTGGAGTCCTGTACAGGATATTGTTTTATCTGAAGGCACAGTATACGGTGCTCGTTACTATACAGCACAACCAGTAGGCGGCAATTGGCGGGAAATGGAAGCGTGGTGTTATGAGACCTTTGGTAATTCTGGAGAAAATATTTGGGGTGAAAAAGAAGCACCGGAACCTGCACAGCGTTGGTATATGAACAATCGCAAGTTTTGGTTTCGTGATGACCGTGACAGAATGATATTTGTATTAAAATGGCGCTAAGAACATTAAAAAGAAAAGTAATCATTCGAGAATACGATTACAAAAAAATATACGATCAAGCAACGGGTCTACATTATGACGGTGTTGCACTTTACGATCGTGTAAATTTCTTGCCATTAAATGCAGAAACTCTTGAAAAACTCAAGTTAGTAGAAATCCTTAAAGGAAGAGAATATACTCCTTTAATAGCAACAGAATGGAACAACAATGTTCCTGCTATGATGTTATATTATCTTAAAGATTACCTTTATGACGAAAGATATTACAAGTGGGAAGTAAGCATCGACGAGGATGGTTACCTTTGTGTACAGGCAAGAAAAAATACTCCTAAGACACGTATAGGTTGGGGCGAGTTTGAAAAGGATCTAGAGTGCCGGATTTAGACATACAAGAACAAATTATTGCCGATGCTGGCAAGCAAATGGCTAAAGAAATAGACTTTCAGATTCTTTGCGGATTCTTAGAAGAACTAGGTTGGACTAAAGTAATCCTAAGCCCTATGACTAAAGAACACGGAGATGCTATTGATTACTGGACACAGACACAGCTGACAGGTAACTTTGAAAATATGGGCCTTGTTTGGATTTTTGAAGACAAGGGTGATGCTATTAACTTTACTTTAAAATGGAAATAACACAAAGAATTCACGACGGGGCCGACTGCTATCCTTGGAGAGAAGTATTTGCTCTATGGCCTGTTCGAACTATTGGTGGTAAGTATGTCTGGCTTCGTAAGATTTACAAGCAGAAATTTTGGGTAGTATGGGGTACAGGTTTTCATATGGAACCACACGTAGAGTATGCAGAAATTTTTGAGATACTAAAATATGGCCAAAATTAAAACACATCAATTTCCTAACGCACCGGATCGTAGTCCAATGATTAATCAACGACTTGCTGATACATATTTTCAACATCACAATCCCTATACTCATAGACCTATTCGTAATAAGTACAATATCGTTAAGTACGGTGAGGAAGAAAGAGTGGAAGAGTGCAGAGAAATGGTATTACATACATTCACTATGGGAGATGTTGAAGATCCAGACCTGTATGCTGCCGAACCTTTATGGAAATGGGAACAAAGTGAATTTGGACAATGGTGTATGAAAAATGCCGCAGATACGCCCACGTGGCATAGAATAGCAGACCCGATGACGTTTGGATACAAATATCAAATACGTGCAAAGTTTATGGGTCCAGCACTTACTGAAATGTTGTTAAGGAAAGGATAATGGGATTATCAGTTCCAAAAATAATGCCAAAACCTAGAGTTATTGATAGCACACTAACTCAAGATGAGCGTTTAATGGACTTACTTTCTACGTACTATCCTGTTACGCTACCTGACGAAGGCGATTATTCTGCAAGATTAACCTGGTGTTTAGAGCATTGCCAAAATAAATTTAGAGACATTAGAATGGTAAAAGGGAGAGTCTGGTATTTTCAAAATGAACAAGATGCCAGTATGTTTGCGCTAAAATGGTCTTAAAAGTAGTTTACCTCACCGACGAAAAAATTCCCTACGAAGAAGCTCACGCTCATTTTAAAGAAGCAGCAGATTGGGCAAAAAAACAATGCCAAAGTTTTGTAGACTATCACGTACAAGATGTTTCGGATGTTTCTTATATCTATGACCATGTTGCCCAATATGGTTTTAATAATCCAAAAGACGCACTACTATTTGAATTAAAATGGAAATCATCTTGACTTAAATTGTTTCTGGTGCTATAATAGTATATCATCAGAAATTAATAGAAAGTTCAAGATGTCTAAGAAGCCACTCACTAAAAAGTTTATTGAGCTAGATAAGAAGCGTATTCCGCTTCGGCAGCTTCTGCACGGCAAAGAGATCCGTGAGGCTGCTCGAGCTTTGGAAGACTTTCGTATGAAGCTAAACGAGCAAGAGTTTCTATACGGTGCTAAGATTACTATCAAATGGGAAAACTACGGCGAAGCCTATGCTGTTGCCCGCAGACTAGAAACTGACAAAGAATTTGAAGATCGTATCGAAAAGGCACGCCTGGCTGCTGAAGCTAAAGCGGAACGTGAACGTCTACGCAAACTCAAAGAAGCCAAACTTCGAGAACAAGAAGAGCTAAACAAAAAGGCTCGTGTTGCAGAATACATTCAAAAGCTGGCTCGGGAAGCTGGTATTGCCGTTAGCATTGTGGAGTAAATTATGGCACGTAGTAGAGCAAAACTAACTGACAAGCAAGAACGCATTTTGGTTCAAGCCCAGTTAATGGGCCTGACTCCTCGTGATATGCAACAGATTTCAAATCGTCTAATTGCACTTCAACGTGAAGCAGACGAAATTAAAAAGATCGGTGAGACTGTTCAAGGTTATAGTTGGACCAAGACTGACAAAGGTACTTGGAATGTTACCACTCCTGAAGGTTATCTATGTGAGTTTTCTAAAGGTACCAGCGGTAAACGTAGTTATTGGGAACGTACTAAAGACTACAGTATTAAAATTACTAAACCTGGAACTGCGTTCAAAGCTCGTCAGATGAAAAAAGGAATTGGAGTCCGAGACGAGTGGATTGCCAGATTGTGTCCAGACGGTAGTAAAGAACTCTATGCCCTTATTAGTTGGACACGAGGACTTAAATGGGAGTTGAAATCATAATGGAAATTCAACAAGGTACTATTGTAGAAATCCTTCCTACCGAAGTTTGGTATGAGAAGGACTTTTTTGGCACGGTCCATATCAAGATGCAACATCAAGGTATGGAGCCGTTTACTTTTATCCAAATGCACTATGACTATATGTACACCAGCAACGGTCATCAACATACAATGGTCAAAGAAATTGGTAAGTTGTTAGGCATAGAAGATATCCAACAACGTGAATGGGTTATGCCCAAGGAATGGAAAAATGCGTGAAGAACTAGATAAAAAACTTGTAGAAAAGTTTCCGTTGATTTTTAAGAATCGATACGGGGATATGAAAGAAACCCTAATGTGCTGGGGTTTTGAATGCGGCGATGGCTGGTATCAAATTCTTTACAGTCTCTGTTCTCAAATCCAACATCATATTGATTGGAGCCATAAGAATAAAGAGTTTGATCTAAAATGGAACGCAGAACACCCAGACGAAAAACGTAAGGTACGTAAACCAGTCCCCCAGGTTATTGCTGTCCAGGTTAAAGAAAAGTTCGGTGGACTTCGTTTTTACTACGACGGTGGTGATGAACAAATTTACGGTATGGTGCGTATGGCAGAATCCTGGGCAGCTAACACCTGTGAAACCTGCGGTGCTCCTGGCAAGATGCGTGGTCGTGGTTGGATGTATACTGCCTGTGATGCTCACACTCGAGAAGAAGACCTTACCACTGTAGAGGACACAGATGAAATCTCGTGAACAAATTATTGAATCGATGTGCTATACATACAGACACGACTTTGGTCTTGATAGAACTGAGACTGCCGGATTTATTAGCTCAGGTATGACAGAAGATGAACGTCGGTTTTTACGAGCAGTAATGGCTCAGATTTTTGATAACGATATTGCACCTGAGCTAGAAGATTATCGCCGACTACAAGAAGGCGAAGCAGTGGTAGTACCTAAGGATCGCGAACACGCAGAAGCATTGGTTCGCGTTGGAATGTTTTATTTGGAGAATAATAAGTGAAAATTGGATTTAGTCTTGGACGTTGTATTCGTGATATTGTTATGGGTAAAATCAGTGAGGATGAGGTTGCCTTTATTATTACAGCAACCTGTATTCGTGAACCTTCAGGACTAGCACCAGTTATTGCTGATTATTCACTTCGAGAAGATTATCTATATGGTCTTGACGAAGTAGAATGTCTTCGTGTTGCAAAGAGTCTCTGGGATAACAATAAACTAATACAACCACGTCGCGAAGGTATTCATAGACACAAACAGCCTGAAAACTCAGTTTGGGTTGATATGTTCCCCACAGAGTTGTCGGAAAATGCCTCAGTCAAGAATGCCTGGGACGCCTATCGATTTATGCTACATATGACTGAGAATGTCGATACTGAGGCATTAGAAACTTTTAGATGAAAGGACGCCTATGATAGAAGTCACTGAAGGATCTCGTTGGGCGGGATTGGATCGTGATACTTTTCACGTGATACACGTTATAGAAATTGACGGACACACCTGGGTCCACTATATTAAAGAAAATTCCCCCGAACATTCGAACAGAGAATACAGTTGCTATATTGAAAGTTTTCTACAAAGATTTAGAAGAATCATCGAATGATTAATCTTAATTTAACAATTGAAAATCCTTGGAGTGACAAGTTTGATGCTGGCTATTCTTGGTCAGGTATGATTACCAAACATAAGGCCTGGGAATTCCAAGCATATCGTAGCAATACTATATTAGAAGCAGGTTTAAGATTTAATACAAGAACAGACCACGCAGGTATTACATTAGAATTTGGAGCATTCAGTTTTAGTTTTGTAGCTCAAATTTACGATGTGCGACACTGGGACAGCCATTGGGGAGTATGGAGATGATGGAATTTACAGAAATTCAAGCAATGCTGATTGTTTTCTTTATTCTGCAGGTTAAACACTTTATTGCAGATTTTGTACTACAAACAAATCGAATGGTTGTTGAAAAGGGCGTCTACGGTGCCCGCCACGGCATTTATCATAGCCTTATCCAAAGTGCAGGCACATTTCTAGCATTTGCCTGGATTCACCCTGCTCTAGGCGTTGCCACAGCTTTTATGGATTTTCTAGCTCATTATCACATTGATTGGGCAAAGATCAACATTAACAAGAAATACAACTATACACCCCAAGATTCTAAGTTTTGGTTTTGGCTAGGGCTAGATCAACTTGCCCACCAAATTACCTACATTATTTTGGTCGGTTGGGTATTCTTTGCTTTTTAAATTTTAAATTTGCTATACTATTATAGTGATAAGTAAAATAAAGCAAAGGAGCAATTGTGAAGAAAAACGATGAATTTAATGCTTCAGACAGAATTGGCATTAAACTCTTAGAAAATTCAGTCCATTTTTTAGTTGGAGATATTGACGAAGAAAATGTAAACGAGTGCATCAAATGGCTCGTGTACGAGAATCTCGATTCTCGATCTAAAACACTAACTCTTTATATTAACTCAACCGGGGGTGATCTATATGCGGCCTTTGCTCTTATAGACATCATTAACAACAGCACTCATCCGGTTAGAACTATTGCTATCGGCTCGGCAATGAGCGCAGCATTTTTAATTTTTGTATCGGGTACAAGAGGAGAAAGGTACAGCGGAAAGAACACCAGCCTAATGTGCCATCAGTTTAGTTCTAGTACCGATGGAAAATATCACGATTTGAAAGCAGAAGTAAAAGAAAACGAATTGCTGAATCAAAAAATGATTGATATCTTGAAATCAGCCACAGGACTTGCTCCTAGTGTTATTAAGAAAAAGTTGCTACCTGCATCTGATGTATATCTAACCGCAGACGAAGCAATTGAATTAAAAGTAGCAGATCATATTTTAGAAGGTTAAAAAATGAAAACAGACGGTAAAGTAGTTGTCCTTGGCGGACGTGAAGAAGCAGAAGCAAAACGTAAACAAGATATGATCGACGTTCTTGACAAAATGAGAATGATGGTCCAAGCTGGCGGCATCACAGAATTTGTTGCCTGCTCAATGGACGAAGACGGCATCGCTCAAATTCACGTATGTGCTCTAGACCTTCCTGGGTCAGTGGGATTATTTGAAATTGGTAAGCACTTACTAATTTCTGTAGATCAGGGCGGTGCAGAATTTGAAGAAGAATAAATGTTGCAAAAATGCCACATTATAACCCACTTTTTTAGTTGACAGCTAAATAAAAACACAATATAATAAAAGTATTGTTTGTGCAGGTCTCTACTAAAAATTTTCAGTTTTGCCAAAATAGGTTGACAAGAAGGTTAAGTAGTTGTACAATTGATACTTGAGTTAGCAATTCCTACAGTGAATCTAGATGTTGTAAAAATACAACAAAAATATTTCACAAAAGGTATTGACAACTCGGAAGACAGGATATATAATTGAAGCATACGTTGTAAAAAACGTGTAAACAAGGAACAAGAGAAAACAAATGAAAACGACATCGTTACATAGACAAGCGAAACTGATAGCCCAGTTGGGAGGCTTTATGCCCTCTTATTGGTCTGTATGTTCAAATAGTCTATCTAATGATCGTACACCAGAGATTACCTTGGGGTCCACGGAGATGTTAGTGTAAACATAAAATACACAAATACTCAAAAGGACCCCAGGATTAAAAACCCTGGGGTTTTTGTTTTGTAGGATTTTAAAAATGGAATTGAAAGATTTTAGAAAACAAAGAGATGCAGAGGTTTTAGTAGATCACGTACTTGACGACGATGCGTTCAAGCAACTCATCGAAGAAAAGTTTAAACGTGCTCGTGCTTATCACTTAGCATTTCACAAGCGAGAAGAAATCGTAACTGAGGACTGATCGCAAACGTGGTATAGGGAACGCGACCCTGCACCCCACGCTAAACATGGTGCTACTAATGTGGGCGGCCTACCGGATGGTAAGTCTAGGGCGATAACCTAGATGCGTAAAAAGGTAGCGTATTAAAGTGTTCTTCATTCAGCCCCTGACGCTGTCTAAAAGCATAGCGGAGAACATTTTAATACACACTCTCCTTACCGCCTGAACAGTGGTTGACAGACATAGTCGGAGAGTGTATAATTAGTTTAATGGAAGTGTGTGCTGAATTGGTTGAAGGCAACGGACTGTAAATCCGCCACATAAGAAACGCTGTAGGTTCGAATCCTACCACTTCCACCAGAATTGGTCTCAAAGTGTTCATGGACGCACACGAGCCTGTCACGCTCGAAGAAGGGGATCGTTACCCCTTGGGACCGCCAAGTTTTATTCCGAAGTAGCACAGCGGTAGTGCAGTTGACTGTTAATCAATTGGTCGCAGGTTCGATCCCTGCCTTCGGAGCCAGTTAAGGAAAGTATGGATACATTTAGAACATTGCGTATATACGGTACTAGATCACCGAATACAGAATATACCGTTAACATTAACGGTGAACCTGTATCAGTCGGTACTGACGAGTTGTTTTCATTTGTAACCAATACAAAATTGCACGGTAGTAACAATATTGTTATCAATGTTATAAACGGTAGTATTACATTAACTCATTGTACTGCTACATATCCTGCATTGTTTAACGGTATTGAAGGTACAGCAACAATGGTTCAACCTATTTCCGAACCTGTAGCCGTAATAGAAAATGGAGAGATAAAATCTGTACCATTTCCTATTATTGTAGACTCCAGTAATCCATTAGACTACGAACATCTAATGTTCAATGGTCCAACTAGATTTAGAATTTCTATAGAAGGTTTAGAAATTTTTTCCGGTATTAATGTGTTTATTGGAGATGCTATTAAAAATGAATTTACTCAAGGAATTACTGATATTCAAGTCGATTATGAATATGAAAAATTTCCAAATGAGATAAATTCAATAGAAGATTTAGAAAGTTTAAAACTTAAAGTATTAATGAGCTCGATTCGTCTATCGGTCTAGGACACCACCCTTTCACGGTGGGAAGAGGGGTTCGATTCCCCTATCGAGTACCAGTTTATGCGGGTATGATGTAATGGTAACCTGAAACCTTGCCAAGGTTTATTCGCGAGTTCGATTCTCGCTACCCGCTCCATACATCCCTGGTGTTAACGGCAGCATAACGGTCTCCAAAACCGCTGGACGGGGTTCGAATCCCTGGGGGTGTGCCAAAATTTAATGTGTCGGTGGCAGAGAGGCCCAATGCAAGAGTCTGCAAAACTCTAAAACCGTCGGTTCGAATCCGACCCGGCACTCCATTTATCGAAGCGTGGCAGAGTCCGGTTTATTGCACCTGTCTTGAAAACAGACGGCTCAGAAATGGGTCCGTGAGTTCGAATCTCACCGCTTCGGCCAATTTTGCAGCAATGGAATGGGGTAGGCGCCCTGTGCGCCGCATACTAGTTTCCCGCAAAGGTTCGAGTCCTTTGGCTGCAATAAATTTGCCTCCGTAGCTCAGTGGTAGAGCAACGTCTTGATAAGGCGTAGGTCGGTGGATCGTTCCCACCCGGCGGCACCAAACAAGGAGAACATTATGGCAATATTTGTCGTGTTGGTTATAATGTTTGTTTTGTATCAAGTGTTAAAAAAATATTAAGGAGAATGACATGAAACGTGCTAAACGTTAGTGTCAACCTCGACCCCGTATGGTCCTGGTTGGCACGTAAAACAATTTACATACGACCAACCACTTGTAGCGTTAACGGTAGCGCACTTGACTCTTAATCAATGAGGTGTGAGTTCGAATCTCACCGAGTGGACCATATGGGGGTATAACTTAACGGCTAAAGTAGTAGGCTTTTAACCTATTAATCAGAGTTCGATTCTCTGTGCCCCTACCATATAAAAGCACATTACCTATTAATAGTGGCGTACCCGCGGAGTTAATAGTAGTCCTGCAGGCTAGTGTGTTTCTATATGGTAATGTAGCATAACGGTAGTGCAGCACCTTCATACGGTGTCCAGTGAAAGTTCGACTCTTTCCATTACCACCAAATTTGGGGGCAGTAGTGGGCTACGGTCTTCCCTTGCAAGGAAGATGTCTAGAAGGATTCGATTTCCTCGGCCTCCACCAAGTTTCGAGATAGACGACAGGTTTGAGTCCCTGCCAGTCTAGGTACAGTGGGGTTGACTGTACTGACACTATAGTATGACTGAAGCCGGTATGTTAAACTTGCCTGTTCGAGACAATCTAGCGAGTCCTCCCAGGAGGATAGTTAGGCTCTCGAAAATCTTTTTTCGCCCTACTAGTTAAATGGTATAACTCCTGTTTTGTAATCAGGCGTCGGCAGTTCGATTCTGTCGTGGGGCACCAAGTTTTGTAAGCGTCAGCAAGCGCGGTCACGCTAGCGTAGGTAAGTTCGAACTACCTTGCTAGTAAAAGGGGACGGGTTCAACTCCCGGGGGATCGGAAGATTCCTGCAGATTGGTTGCTAACTGGACAGGTGCCCAAGTGATATCCATCGTGCTCGAGGTCAGGCTAGGCGGCCGGTAGGTCCTGAATAAATCTACGATAAACGTGACGTAGGCTTACAAATTCATTTTGTTGGGGTGTGGTGTAATTGGTAACACAACAGACTTTGACTCTGTCGTCTCAGGTTCGATCCCTGACACCCCTGCCAAGTTTTGCCTCTGTAGCTTAATGGTAAAG